CAGAACTACCATATATCCAAGGCACAGCTTCATCGCTACGTTCAGAAGTATTATATGAATTTCCCAAAGAAATTATAAGAAGATCCCCTGCCCATCATCTCCCTGCATTTGTGATGGTTTACTTGCATTTTATCATGATACTCCGTCACAGGGGGTATTAGGTATACTCATGGTAGCATGGAAAACTATCAATTGGCTTCATCGTGAATCATGCGAGGTGAAACAATGACCGATAAGTTGAGAGACTGGCAGGAACTGCACGGCAGGGCAAGGACAAAGTACGATGATGTCCTCAAGCAGATGTCGGCTAGGGAGAAGCTCTACGCAGGAAGCGAGAAGATTTCGCAGATCGCTTGCAAGGATGAAAAGAAAGCAACTCCCCATGTCCGCAATATCGTAGCGGAGATCATCGAAGCGCAGGTCAATTCGACCATCCCGCAGCCGAAGGTGACCGCCAGGCGAAAGGAAGACGAGCCACTTGCCAAAATCATCGAGGATATGATCCGCAACGAGCTTGACAGGCTTCCGTTTGAGCCGATGAATGACAGACTGGCACGGACGGTCCCTATTCAGGGCGGTGCGGGATTCCTTGTCGAATGGGACGAATCGCAGAGAACGCATACAACCACAGGCGAAATCGTAGTCTCCGATTTGCATCCGAGGATGATTATCCCGCAGGACGGCGTCTTCTCCGGCATTGAGGATATGGACTATGTCTTCGTGGAAGTACCGCAGACCAAGGAGTACATCCGCAAGAGATACGGCAAGGATGTGTTCCGTGAATCGGAAGACTACCCTGAAGACAAAGGCGATGACAGACCGTCCGATGAGCTTGTGACGCAGGTCTTTGCCTACTACCGCAATGACGGCGGTGGCATCGGCCTGTACTCATGGGCAGGAGATGTGGAGCTGTGCGACCTTAACAACTATCAGGCACGGCGTATTCGCAAGTGCGTGGAATGCGGAACGCCTGAACCGATTCGTGACTATCCGAGGAATCTCGATGACCCTGACCAAGCCGAAAACGAACATTTGTTCGGCGGCGATAAACAACCGCACGTTTGTCCCAATTGCGGTGGCACGGAATTTGAGGAGCAGGACAACGAGTATGAGGAACTGGAAGCTCCTCTGACCCTGTTCGATGGGACCGTGATTCCCCCAAATGATACATGGGAAGAACCGACCGGCGAATTCGACCAAATGGGACAGCCTATCGTCAACCACAGAGTCAAACCGAGGAAGATCCCATACTATCAGCCGAGGGTATTCCCTGTGGTACTCATTCGCAACACCAGTAAGGACGGACAGTTCCTTGGCGGTTCGGATGTAGACCTCATCGCCTATCAGCAGAACACCATCAACAGACTGTCAGCGAAGATATGCGACAAGATCCTCAAGTCCGGCAGTGTTATCACCCTACCGCCGGATGCACGGATAAAGGAGAACGGAGAGGACTGCAAGACCATCCGCATCACACAGCCGAAGGACAAGGACATGATTGGCGTCTACAATCTCGAAGTCAATATCCAACAGGACATGGACTTCCGAGAACAGGCGTATCAGGAAGCACGGCAAATCATCGGCGTGACCGACAGTTTCCAGGGCAGGGCAGATCCTACGGCTACCAGTGGCAAGGCGAAGGAGTTCGCCGCAGCGCAGTCGGCAGGACGGCTTGAGTCCAAGCGTGTGATGCGTGACTGGGCATATTCCGAGTTGTTCAAGCTGATGTTCATGTGGAAGCTTGCGTATGCTGACGAGCCACGGCCTGTGGTATCGCATGACGCATCCGGCGATGTCACCTACGGCGAATTCAACCGCTATGACTTCCTGCGACAGGATGCGGACGGCAACTTCTACTGGCTGGATGACTTCATATTCTCGACAGATGTCACTGCTCCTCTCGCCAACAACAGGGAAGCCATGTGGCAGGAGACTCGCCTGAACTTCCAACAGGGAGCGTTCGGCAATCCGCAGGATCTGAACACGCTCATCCTGTTTTGGAGCAAGATGGCTCAACTGCACTACCCTGGCGCAGAGGATACGAAGACAGAGTTTCAGCGGATGTTCCAGGAACAGCAGATGCAACAGCAGATGATGATGCAACAGCAACAGCAGATTGAGGAGCTTGCACGGCAGAACGCCATGCGAGATGTCGGAGTCCAACAGGAAGAGCCAAAGCCAGTAATCCCCATCAATATGCAGAATGGCATGGACAATATGCTCCGTGTCAATGAAGCGAGGGGTTATTGATACTCGCACGGCAAAGCGCAAAAATGCCAAATCTATCAGAAAGGGGTGAGGGTAATGGCTGATGCTCCGTACGCTGGCAAGATCAAGAATCAGGGTACGCAGGAAGTCCGTGGTCCCTATGCCAAGAAGGGTACTGGCGGTAAGGCTGAAACCCACAAGGGCGGAGATCTTCGCTCCAAAGGCTGATACCGAGCCTTAATCGGTAAATACTTCGCAGGGAAAAGCGTAAAAATCCAAGGGGGAACACGATGGAAATGGATTACTACGAAGCGTTGGGCGTGAAGAAGCCTGAAGCTGAAGAGACTTCCGAAGCAGAGCCTGTCACCGAGGTCGATGCGGAAGGTGTGGGGGACGAACCCAAAACGCAGAGCAAGGAAGAGAACGCCAGGTTTGCCGCCGCAAGACGGAAAGCGGAAGCGGAGCGGGACGCTGCGATTGCCGAAGCGAACCAAAAAGCGGAAGAGCGAATCGAGGAAGCCAAGAAACTGGCGAAAGAGGAGCTTCTGAAAGAGCAAGGCTTGACGAATCCATACACCGATGAACCGATTACAACCATTGCCGAGTACGAAGCGTACCGGCAGATGCATAAAGAGAGAGCAAGTGACCAGCGCAGGTCGCAGATGGACATGACGGAAGACGAGTATGACAAGTTCATCGAGGATCTTCCTGAAGTGCAGGAAGCACGGAAGGTCAAGGAAGAAGCGGACAAGGTGCTTGAGTCGCAGAGACAGGCACAGTACAAGAAATGGCTTGACGATGAGGTGAAGGAAGTATCCAAGCTGAATCCCGCCATTCAGAGTCTGCAAGACCTCGTCAACGATCCCAAGTACGATGAGATCCTTGCATCCGTTCAGAACACCAAGATGGGCATCCTGCAAGCCTATAAGCTTGCCTACTTCGACGAGCTGTCCACAAGCCGTGGCAGACAACAGGCGATCAATCAGGCGGGGAAGTCCCACATGACATCCACGAAGAGCCGTGGCGACGGTGCGCTTCATGTCCCTGCGGAACAGATGGACTGGTACAAAGCTCTCAATCCCAAGGCAACCGAGGAACAAATCTCAAGACACTACAATCGAGTCCATCAATAGAAAGGATGATTAACAGATGGCATTCCTTCCCTATAAGTTTGATGGCAGTAACCGTCCGCAGAGCATCGAGTATCTGCCTGGTTCTGCTTTCACTCCCAAGGTGGGCATGGCACTGAAGTATACCAGTGGCAAGCTTGCCCTTTGCTCCGGCACTACCAAGCCGGAATACATCTCCCTCGTGGAGAAGTCCGGCAACCTGACGGCGGGTGACCTCATCCCCGTCCTTCGTATCCATCCTGACATGGTCTTCACCGTCCCCGCACAGGCAGATGCCAGTGCTGTGAATGACGGACAGAAGGTCACCATCCACTCTGACGGTCTTCAGGTCACGGCTACCACTACCAGTGGTGTTGCCGAGATCGTAGGCCGTGACGGCACTGGCGCAGCGGGCGATACCCTCTACGTCAGATTCGCATAAGGAAGGGGGCAACCGACAATGAGTAACATCGTCTTTACCGAATCCAGCGGTCTTCAGGACTCCGTATACGGCAAGATCCTTGACCCGCTGCGCATGGTCATTGAAACCAAGGCCGAAGCTTTCCAACAGCAGAGCCTTCTGCCCCTGCTGTTCAACATGGAGAAATCCGCTCACTACGGCGAGTCCATCACCGGCATGACCTCTATGCAGGGGCCGAAGCCTGTGGGCGAAGCGGGTGACTATCCCTACGATGGTTTCCAGGAAGGCTACAAGTCCGTCCTCGTCCATGAGACTTGGAAGGACAAGTTTGAGATCTCCAAGGAGATGCTCGATGACAACAACATCCTTCAGCTCAAGAACCGTCCCACCGCCTTCGTGAACGCATGGAACAGAACCCGTGAGATGTTCGGCATCCGTCTGTTCGGCGAAGCCACGCAGGGCAACGGCTCTTTCACCACCGGCGGTAAGACCTTCTCCACCAAGGGTGCTGACGGTCAGTGCCTGTTCTATGCTTCCCATCCGTCCAAGACCGGCAATTACGGAACGCAGAGCAACGTGTTCAGCGATCCCTTCTCTGCCGATGCCCTTGCTGCCCTTGAGAGCAAGATGCAGGACTTCCGTGATGACAACGGCGTGGTGCTGGATGTCTCTCCGACCACCATCATGATCCCCAACGATTACGCCCTGAAGAAGGCGGTATTCGCCGCCATCGGTGCTGACAAAGATCCTGAAACCGCCAACAACGGCTTCAACTTCCTGTTCGGCAGATGGAACGTAATCATCTCCCAGTACCTGAACCAGTTCATCGGTTCTACCAATACCCCGTGGATTCTGCTCGACAGAAACTACAACGAAACCTGCATCGGCTCCGTGTGGTATGACCGTGAACCGCTCACCATCTCCGCAAAGGTTGCCGACAACGATAACCTTCAGCACAAGGGCAGAGCGAGATGGTCTGCCGGATTCCATGACTGGAGATTCGCCGCTGTCGGTGGCATCAGCGGAGCTTCTGCGCTTATCTCCTGATAAGGGGGTAGCGTCATGGCTAAAAACTACACCAAACTGACGAACCTTGAAGTCACCGGCGAACTCAAGACCAGCGGTACTTCCGTGGTGAAGGGCATTTCCGACATCACAAGACCCACCGCTGCGGGTGACTCCTACTCCAAGGCACAGGTCAAGTCCATCGTTGATGCGGTGGACGCCATCCTGACGGCACTGGGCAAACCCACATCCTGATGAAAGAGGGGGAAGAAATGGACGCTCTTGAAGCTGCCAACTGGTACACCAAACTGGCGGAAACAAGCAACGCCACATTTCTTCCCCTGTTTTTCGATACACACAGATTTCTCGTCCTGAAGGGCGGTGGCGGTAGCGGGAAGTCGGTATTCTGTGCAAGGAAACTCATCGAACGTGCGATGGCAGAGCCAGGGCATCGCTTCCTCGTCTGCCGTAAGGTCGGCAAGACACTGCGTGAGTCATGTTGGCGAAATATCCTCAATCAGTTGTCCGATTTTTACCCTGGACAGTATAAAGAGAACAAGTCCGACATGACCATTACCTGCGACAACGGAAGCGTTTTCCTGTTTGCGGGTATCGATGATGCCGAGAAGCTCAAGTCCATCGTTGATATCACAGGCATATGGATAGAGGAAGCAACGGAACTGCTGGAAGAGGATCTGACACAGCTCAACATCCGTCTTCGTGGCGAAACGAAGGAATACAAGCAGATCATCCTCTCGTTTAACCCTATTGCCATTACGCACTGGCTGAAGCGCAGGTTTTTCGACACGCACTTCGACAATGTGCTGACGCATGAGTCCACATATAAGGACAACCGCTTCCTGCCGGAAGAAGACCGACAAGTTCTTGAGGACTTCAAAGAGACTGACCGATACCACTACGAAGTCTACTGCCTTGGTATGTGGGGTACAACAGGACAGAGCGTATTCGATGGTGAAGCCGTCACAAGACGGCTGTTGGAGAACATCCAGCCGATCCGTGTGGGCGGAATGACCTTTGAATATGACGGACTGTCCATTACGGATATCTCGTTCGCAGATGACAGACTGGGTGCTGTCAAGGTCTACAAAGAGCCTGAAGAGGGCGTTCCGTACGTCATAGGCGGTGATACCGCCGGTGACGGCAGTGACCAGTTCGTAGCGCAGGTCATCGACAATCGGACTGGCGAACAGGTCTGCAAGCTCCGGCATCAGTACGATGAGGATGTCTTCGCACATCAGGTCTTTGCCTTGGGTATGTGGTACAACACCGCACTGATAGGCGTTGAGACGAACTTCAGCACCTATCCGACCAAGGAACTGGAGCGACTGAATTATCCGAATCTGTACGTTCGTGAGCGGGTAGACGAATACACGCACAGGACAGAGAAGCGGTACGGTTTCGCAACTACGGCGAAGACACGGCCTGTAATCATCGCAGAGCTTGTGACTGCGGTCAGAGAAGACATCAACATCGTCTGCGATACCGACACACTGGAAGAGATGCTGACCTTCGTGCGGAACGAGAAGTGGAAGCCGGAAGCGGAAGAGGGAGCGCACGATGACTGCATCATGTCACTGGCTATCGCTCACTTCATCCGACCGCAGCAGTCCTACGTTGTGAAGTCGGAGATCAAGTACGTTGAATGGAGCGAATCCCAGTGGGAAGACTACTGGAACGCTACTCCTGAAATCCGTGAGTACCTGATAAAGACATGGGGACTCCCAAAGGGGGCATGATAATGAAACTGAAAACAGTGATTGAGAATGTTGACAGGGTAAAGCCGAATGCGTTCGACAGCGAGGAGAAGACACGCTGGCTCAACGAGATAGAAGGCAGGATTCAGGCGGAGATCCTTCTTTTCGGCCCTGACAACATCACAGTCTATACCTACGCAGACAATGCGGACACGGAGCTTTTCGTGAAACCGCCATACGATTGTCTGTACGAATACTATCTTATCGCCATGATAGACTTCCACAACGGCGAGTATGACAAGTATCAGAACTCGATGGAGATGTTCGACTCGAAGTACGATGCCTTCAGGAAGTGGTTCATCGAAGTCTATCATCCGGCTGACCATTTAGAGGGGTGTGGCCTATGCTGAACTTTCCCTGTGAGAACTGCCCACTGGCAGTCAGTCCGTACATAACCGCATATGAGATCGCCGTCAAGAACGGTTTCCAAGGCACAGAAGCAGACTGGGTGAAGACCCTACAGTCCGTCTATGTTACCAAGGTCAAATCCAAGGGCGCAATGGACTGGGAATGCACCGACAAGTATGCAGACCTTCTGACACTGTACACGCAGTATGAACTGCACCTGCTTACTCCTGAAGGACGCACAGCCTTCTGCAATGGTTTGGTCACGGACGGCACTACGCCACGCATCCGCTTCCAGACACTCGCCTACTATGACGATGATGTCAGCGGTAACGTGTATGAGGTGTACGAACTGTACTCCAACGAGAACGGCACGTTCCTCTTGGCTGATGCCTATGCCCCTGGCTTGGACTCCATCACCAAGAATATGCTTGCCACTGCGGTGCGTAATGAGATTGATGGCGCAATTCAGAAGTCTGACCAGGCAACACGTTCCGATAATCAGAACCATCAGGTCGGCATCGATCCCAATGGTGACCTTTGGGTGGATATGCCTACCGATTACGTTAAGGATTCCGTCCAGCCTACCAAGGACGCATCCATGACCAACGAGGTCGGCATTGACGGACAGGGGCAACTGTGGGCAGCAGGATACAAGAAACCCGCAGGTGGCATCCCTCTGACCGACCTTGCTTCCACATTGCAGAACAAGATCGGTCTGGCAGGTTTCAAGAGCATCATCTTCACTGTGAGCGGTGGGACATACACCTATGCGACTTCCGACTTCGAGTGGACGGATGTGGAGAATCTGAAGACTCAAATCGCGAACGGAGCAAACGTGCGTCTCGTCATTGCCGATACGGTCGATACCTATCCTGCGGTGCATATGGCAGGATCGAACGTAAACGCAAAGGTCTACTTCTCCGGTCCCACAGTCACAACTTCCCCCAACTACGGCATCGCAATCGATGCCTTTGAGCTTGCACAGAGTGGCACTTCTGTAACCCTGACCAGGGTTTATCATGAAGATATTTAAGAGGTGATAATATGGCTATTACTGGCGATTTCGTAAACGGCCTGCACCTCATGGTCGGCACTTCCCTTGACAACAAACCTACAACTACTTCCGAAAATTCATTCTTCCTTGAGGAAGACAGCGGAAAGGTCTACTACTTCTCCGCAGGATCGTGGAGCGAAGCGGGAGCGGGTGTGGCGAACATCATCGCATCCATCCTTGGCGGTGGCATGGGCAAGCTGACTGTTTCCTTCTCCGTAAATGGACAGGGCGTAGTCGAAGCGGATAAGTCTATCGAGGAAATCAACAATGCGTACAACGCAGGGATGTATGTCGAAGGCGTATTCCCCGCCACAGGACAGATATGTGCGCTGTGCGACCTGAACGATAACACGGCACTGTTCCAAATGATAGTCACTTCCCCATCTCTTGCCCTGTACATTGCGGGTGTACAAACGAACGGATGCTTCGTTGATGCCATCCCCATCCCCACAGAATAAAGAGGTGATCCTATGATTACTGGTGATTTTGTAAACGGACTGCACTTGATGCAGGGACTCTCTACAGATAATAAACCAACTGCTACATCCGAGAACACCTTCTTCCTTGAGCAGAACACCGGCAAGGTCTATTACTTCAGCGGTGGTTCGTGGACTCAAGCCGGCGACGATGTTGCCCTTATCATTTCCGCTATCTTGGGCGGTGGGCGTGACCTTCCTGTGGTTACTGATTCGGACGATGGTAAAGTCCTTGGCGTGGAGAACGGGGCGTGGGGACTCGTTGACAGTTCCGTAGACCCAACCGCAATCGCTGATGCAGTGACCGACTGGTTGGACGAGAACATCACCGAGCCTACTGAACCTGTTGTTGACTCATCGTTGACTGTCGAAGGAGCGGCGGCAGACGCAAAAGCTGTCGGACAGGCACTCGCTGACGTAATCACTGAGGACATCAAAACCGTCCTCCTCGACATCGCCGCCCATGTCGCATGGGACGATGCCAATGGTCAGAGCAGATACGATGCTTTGGAGGCTGCCCTGTATCCCGAAACGCACCTTGTTTCTATCACCGCAAGCTATGACCAAGACCATCCGATTTACGATACCGACTCCCTTGAGGCGGTCATCACCACCATCAACTACGATTTGACCGTTGTTGCCAACTATTCAGATGGCACAACCGAAACCCTGTCCTCGTCTGATTACGCCATCAGCGGTACTGTCGAGGTTGGTGCGTCCGTTCCGTTTACCGTCACCTATGAGGGCAAGACGGACACCATTAATGTGCTGATTTTGGAAAGCGGGGCGTTGCCGACAGGCTACACGAAAAAGGACTACATCAAGTTTAATGCAAACGCAGGCACGAACATCGGCGGAAGAAACGACAATAATGCCATCCTTATTGATGACATCTCCCTGTCCGCTGAGTACACCTATGAGTTTGAACTGAAAGTCCCATCAAACGCATCGTCAAGCGCATCCCCCTTGTTCGGTGCAAGGACAGGAGGAACAGGAGAGAAACTATTCGCCCTGTTCTATACGCCTTCGACAACCAAACTCGGCTACTGGATCAACGGAACAGACTCTACCACAACTATCACAGGCGTTTCGACCAGTGCTGTCAATACCATCAAAATCAAGCCTGTCGGAGCAAGCACGACATATCCCGACAACGTGGTCATCGAACTCAACGGGACGGAATACAACACAGGCTCGACCTCAACGGCAACGCTCACCTCGTATCTCGCTTTCTTCAAGTACGCCATTTCGTCCACGCAGGTTGCGTCCTGGGATCGGTACTACTACGGCGAACAGTACGGCAAGTTTGTTGTCAAGAACGGAAGCACAACCGTGTATAACTTTGTCCCTGCCTACAACGGCACATACTACGGTTATTACGAAACCGTAAACAGCAAGTGGTATCCAGGAATCGGTTCGCCTGAAAAAATCCTCGGCGGTGATTGGAGTTAATCATGGCGGTCTACAACATATACGGAACGCAGTTAAATGCGGTCTACGGACTCAACGGAAACGCACTCCAAAAAGCCTACAACAAGGCGGGAACGGAGATTTTCTCCGCAGGAAGTCCAACGGTCGATTACTCCACCTACACGAAGTCAGACTACTGCTCTGTCAGTCTGTCACCGACACAGGGTTTTGACATTCATAACGGAGTTATCTTCCAATTCCTCGCCAATTCGTCCAATGTCAGCAACCGCATGGCAACGGTGAACGCTTCAAACTCGTCTGTCATCAGCAACAACATCACAGCAAGCGCAGACCACGGTGACAGCGCATCCTTCTCCACGGAGTATTACGCAGAGGGTGACACCTATCCGCTGTTGTATGTCACATCCGACACGAATCCCGCCAAGGTCTACATCAACAGGGTGACAACCACCACAAGCACACTCGTCAAGACCCTGTCCTTCCCCTTGGATAAAACAGGCTACTATGCCGCCCTGTGCCTCGACATTGAGATCGGCATAGCCTACATGGTCGGCTACTCCAAGCAAAACTTCCGGACGGATGACAGCGGAACAAACAAGACGGTCATTTCAAAGTGGGATTTGACAGACCTCACGGCGAATCAAGACGGAACGTATACTCCTGCCTATATCTCGTCCGTGGAGAGGGCGTTCATCTACACCATGCAAGGACAGCAGTTCCATGACGGAATGCTGTGGATCTCAAGCGGTGGCACGAATGTCAGAGGGTATATCTATGCTCTGAATCCGTCCACAGGCGAACTGCTCTACACCGTGGACACCGAAACCACAACAGAGATTGAGGGACTTGCTTACATCTCCGACCATGAGATGGTTTTCGGACTGCAAGGTGGGGCATACAAACTGGTAACTTTCGGTTATTCGTAAATGGGGACTTCACATGAACAACACCATTAAGGGATAGGAGGTATCTATAAAATGACACACACAGCTGTCAAATGGGGCTGGTCGCTGGTCATCGGGGCGATCGGCGGGAGCGGGTCTGTAGCGCATGCAAACATGATTAACGGGACATACACCGCATAAGGGGGTAAACATATGAACATCTACAAAAAAGCCCTTATTCGCGCCTTGCACACGTTTTGGCAGACGTTGGCTGCTACTGC